CCCAGATTGTATGTGTAGAAATACCCTACGACAGAATAATCATCTGTTGTTGTACCAGAGGTCAAACTGGTTTGAGGGTTGTAAGCACCATAGGTTTTCTTACGAAGCGTAAGGTCTTCTCCATGCTCTTCTACGAGCTTAAGGAGATCATAAGCTCTGAAAGCCATTAGTCAAAATCCGAAATGTATTGCTCATCTGATGGTGGATTGTCAAACTGACCTTTACTAAAGGCAGGATCAGGACGATCTGTAAGTTGTCTGTTAGCTTTGATAACTGCGTTAGAGATACCACCAGCACGAAGACTTGCAGATGTCATGGAATACTTTTGACCTTGCTCACGAAGGTCTGCAGAAAGGGCCTTATACTGTTTAGCGAGATCGCTATAGTTGGCTGATAAGGCCCCATCTAATGATGTAGTAACTTTACGAGCAAATTGTGCGGCAATCGTTCCTGCTGCCCAAGCTCCAGCGAAATAGACGTTGTCGTTAGCTTCTGACAATGCGAAAGTAACCTCTTCGTTTTTGATCAACTGGTCATTTGTGTCAGTATCACCTATTAGAAGTCGAACAACATTCAGACGACCAGAAGCCGTAGTTGTTGTAAGGTCACTTTCGTCATATGTCCAAGCCATTAGTCAGCCTCTATCTCACCGTAGTTGGCTCTCCAAGAACGGATAAGCCCACACTGTTTTGCATGAATAGTTGAACGCTTACATTTCTTGCGATCAAACTCTTCTTTCGTATTAGTCTTTTCCTTAACCTTGTCGTTGATAGTTTCTACTAGGATGTGCAGTTCTGCAACTGACATATCTTCTAAACCGTCACCGACTTTAGGTTTCGTAGACTCTTCCAGTGCTTCATTGTGATGCAAGTGATGTTCATTGTACAACCGTTCAATGTTCTTCATAGGTAGACCTCGCTCCTTCCAAGGAACAAGATCACCTTTTGCATAACGCTTACCGTTCATAAGCAACCCTTGAGGGGTTCTAACGAACACTGGCTTGTCGTATTGGAAAGGTGGTCGGGTCATTCACCTACTCCTTATGACAAGATTGTGTTGAAGAATACACCTAGATCAGCACCTACAACCTTTTGGTCGTAAGCCATGTTTGCTTCTAGAAGTTCTGCAACACCTTCAACACGTAGGAAGTCACCAGTATATGAGCGAATGTCAATACCGTAACCAGATGCGTTATCTAGTTCGTTCCATGTGAAGTTGTAACCTGCTGATGGAACCATCAAGCCAGCGGAAGTTGGAGCATAGTACAATGCAGCTTTCTTAGTTGCTACGAAGTCTAGTGACTCTGTCAAACCTTCAGCGGCAGTGTTCTCAATCGCATCAACGATGTAGTACTCTGCAACCTCAAAGATTTCCGCTAGTTTAGCTTGTGTTACCAAAGCAGTGTTAGTAACTGTTGCGCCACCGTTGATACGTGCTAGAACGTCTGGGTGGTTGACAAGTGTATCGTGAACGTCACGAGTTACAACCATTTTGTTTGGCTTGAAGCCACCAGATGCTTTCTGCATCGCACGACGAGCGTTAGTTACGTCTACGATTGGTGTTGAGTTTGTGTAGTCATCCCACTGTGTGACCTCTGCTGCAGTGTCGTTGTCAGCGTTAGCAACACCATCATACTCTGTTGTCCAGATGTTTGTGGCGAAGAATGTTGACATCCAACGGCTCTCACGATCAATCAAAAGATTGTGTGTTAGCATTTCCGATGCACCACGACGAATGTCTAGTGCTGTGTCAGCGTTGGCTAGTGTCTCGAAGTCAAAGTCTGTTGACAATGAACGGACTTCTGCAGTGTATGTCTGTGTTGACAAGCTCATTCCGACACGTTGTGAGCGTGTGCGTGGCGCACGAGGCTGCACTTCGTTGCGGAAGAAGTCTGCACGATTGTATTCGTAGAACTTGTTAGTCTTTTTATCGACTGCTACGTTTGGAAAGACCTTATCAGCAATAAAGTTGTTTTGGTCTTGTAGGTACGCAATGGTCAGATTTGTTAATGGCTGATCAATATGTACCTGAGAGGCTGTTAGCATAGGCATTGTTTATATTCCTTCCTGCTCTAGGTTACGCAACTACGTTGCCGCCTTGGATCAATTCCATGGCGATTACTTGACCGTCTACACCAGCTTCCATAGCGTAGCCCATTACTACGTCACCTGCAGCCGCTGTAATAGCGTCACCAGATGCGTCTGTTTGAAGTTGCGCACCTGCTGCGACTGTACCGCCGCATGTGATGCGTGTTTGACCTGCTACAACAACAGTTGCTTCTGCACCTGCTGCTGGGTCATTTTCTAGTACTCCGAAGCAGCGTTCACCTGCTGCATCAGCTAAGTCTACCTGACCGTCTGATTCCAGAGTTACAAATTTGAACTGAGAAGATGATAGGTCTTCACCAGCAATTAGAGAGCGTGTTTCACGAGATTGTGTTACAGCCATGATTACTCATCCTTTTCGTATGTTTTAGCGATAAGGGCTTTACCCTCTGCTGTTTTACTGATGGCATCAAAAGCAGCGTATTTGTTGACACCATGCTCATTAGCATGTGCCTCTACCATCTTATCCAATTTACTTTGTGGGTCTAGCATGTCAGCATCGACAACTTTTTCCCCAGTTTCATCCATAGCAGCAGCAAAAGCAGCATCTGCGCCTTTGAGTGCCTCTAGAACTTTTTCGTCACCTTTGACAACGTCTAGCAATTGCATAGCAACTTCTACGTCGAAGTGTGGTAACTCAGCTTCAGCAGCTTTGCGTAGTTCAACCTGACGCTTTTCTACTGCAGCTTCTTCAAGAGCTTTCAAGACAGGGGCAGGGATGTCTGATTTAACAACCATCTCACCGTTCACTTCGATTGTCTCTACTTCTTCTTTCTTTTCGATTTCGTCAGCTTTGATAACAAAACCATTCTCAATCAAAGACTTGCGAAGACGCTCGTTGTCTGCCTTAAGAGTTTCGACTTCAGCTTCTAGAACATCTAGGCTTAGGTCTACTTCTGCTTCATCATCAGACTTTTTCATGTCTTCGTCCATCATCTTCATTTCTTTTTCAGCCATTTTCATAGCTTCATTGTAGTTCATACCCTTATCCATGTTCTCACGAATTTTGGCACGAACAGCAGGTGGAAGATTGTCTAGGTTCTTTTCCTGCTCTTCAGTCATTTTATATGCTTTTTCCATAGTTTCCTCTTTGGAATCTCGCTTGAATAGGGCAACCTTGGCTTGCGCATTAGCTGGGCGATCCACCAGAGATAGCTCATCAAGCTCTAATTGCTTAAGAAGGTTCATGTAGTTTCTCCTTAATCGCACGACCGCCAATGCTGAAGGCCGCAAGTTCACCAGATTTGACCATGTTCCAGACTGCATCGTCGTATACTTTGTAAGCTACAACCCAGCCTTCACGATCACTCTGTATGCCAAGGCTATCACCAATCTCTTTGGTAATTGGCAGAGAGTGGATAACCATCCCTGTTTGTTC